TTTGCAGAGTGGTATCTTAATTTATACGAATCAGATGATTCTGATACGTTTTGCAGAAATACTATGATTGAACTATTAGAAATCTATAAAAAAGAAAAAGGATTATGAGTATAAGAGAAAAGTTTGAAGCTAAATGTTCAATAAATACAATAAAAGAAGCTAAAGTATTTGCACGTGATTGTGAAAAAGTAGCTGATGAATTTGCTATTAAATTTGCAAAATGGATATTACTTGAACGAAGTGGATTTAATAGACAAACTGAAACAAAAGAATTATTAGAAATTTATAAAAAAGAAAAAAGATTATGATACCAAAGAAAAAAGCAGAAGAACTATTTAATAAATATGTAGAATTAAGTGGAATTTTTGTAGGAGATTATGAAAGTGAAAAAGAAATGTGTTTAATTGTAGTTAATGAGATATTAGAAGAACTTTTAGAATGTGGAGAAGTTTGGATGAAGTCAAGAATTAAATATTGGCAAGAAGTTAAACAAGAAATAGAACACTTGTAAAAAATTTTAATAAATGGAATCACAAATTCAATCTAAAATTATTAAGCAATTAGAAGCAAACGGTTACTTTGTGGTTAAGTTAATTAAGACTAACAGAAATGGCATCCCTGATCTTTTAGCAATTAAAAAAAATAGAGCTATATTTGTTGAGGTCAAACAAGAGCATGGTAAGCTTTCAGAAATTCAACGCTACCGAATTAATGAAATTAGAAACAAAGGTATTGAGTGCTATGTATGGATTGATTTTAATGTTAATTTTGATAAGTTAGATAATGGAATTTATAGAGATTAAAGACGCTAAAATTTACTTGGATGGTGAAACACAAACATCAAAGCTAGGTAGACCGTTCCGATTGAGTGGCATAGCTAAAAATATTGATATTCCTTCCAAATGGATGGGTAATATTGAGCGGTGGAATTGGATTTATACTTTTATTTATTTGGATGACCAAGGCGGCAGCTTTAATGTAGAGATTGATTATGACAATAATTTTATAAAATTAGAAAAGAAATGACAATAAAAGAATTATCAGATCAATCAGGATTTAGTGTAAAAATGCTAAGAGCAAAATGTGGTAGACTGGGTATAAATGCTGATTGTAATCTTACAAAAGATATGATTGAATCTCTTAGTAGTTTTATAATATTTGAAAAAAAAGAAACTTTTATATTAATTCCATCAAAAATGAATACATTTGTATTATGAAAAAATTATTATTACTTTTATTATTAGCTGGTTGTTCAACTCCTGATACTTCATCAGAAGTTGTAGATTGTAAATGTGGCACTGTAATTGAATCTCAAAAATTTAATGTTTTAGGCTCGAATCAATTTTCAGTAATTAAAGTTAAAAATAATTGTACTGGAATTATAAAACAATTTCAAAAAGATGGCGTTATATTAGAAGGCACCACTTTATGCAATTATTAATTCAACGACATAAAGAATGGATTAAGATAGTTCAATCATTTGGAGTTAAAGATTATTATGAAGATATTGTACAAGATGCCTATATTAAATGTTGGAAATTAGAAAAAGTAAACGAAAGTTATTTTAAAAAATGTTTATATTTGCTTTCAATGGATTATCATAAAAGTATTAAAATGAATGTTGAAATAATAGATGATATACAAACTACCGATGAAGTAGATAATATTGATGTTTCAGATGTAATGCTATTTATTGACTCCTGGAATTGGTTTGATAAATTGTTTTATTTGCGATATATAGAAGAAAAAACAAGCCTTAGAAAGTTTGCTATAAAATACCATTATGATTACAATATGGTATTTAGAACACTAAAAAGATGTAAATTAAAATTAAAAGAATATGGCGAAAAGAATAAATAAAGGTTTAGGTGATGTAATTGAATCAGTAACCGAAGCAGTTGGAATTAAACAATTATTTGATTTAGTTGGTATAGATTGTGGATGCGAAACAAGAAAGGAATTACTCAATGCAAAGTTTCCAAACTTTAAAAATGTAAACTGTCTTAATGAATCAGATTACAACTATCTTAAAAATGTACCAACACAACTAACGCATTCTGTTAAGACTAGATTGAATGAAATCTATATTAATACATTTGGGATTAATTTAGATAAACACGGTTGCGAAAGTTGCTGGAGGGATTACGTTGCAAACCTTAAAAAAGTATTTGAATCTTATGCCTAAAATTTCATTTGATTACGATGGTACACTATCCACTAAAAAAGGATTTGAATTAGCTAAAAAGCTAATTAGTGAGGGCGATGATTTATATATCATTTCTGCTAGGAATACTAAACAAGGAATGATTGGCACCAGTAGAAGTTTAGGTATTACTCCTGATAAAGTATTTGCCACTGGTTCAAATGAGGCTAAAATTAAGAAGATTAAAGAGCTTAAAATAATAACTCACTATGATAATAACTCCGATGTAATAAAAGCATTAGGACCAACTGGTAAACATATTTGAAACATTCAAACTAATTTCAAAATGGAAGAAAAGAAACAAAGAGGAGGCGCAAGAGTAGGTGCAGGAGCGCCAAGGAAAGCAGAAGTAGAGCAAAGCAATACTATATTCATAAATGCAATAAAAGAGTCTAAAAACATCGATAATGATTTAGAAGCAAGAATAGAATTTGCAAAAGAATTATTAACTTTTGAACGTGGTAAAATGTTTATAGCTGAACACCTATTTGGCAAACCAGAACAAATAGTGAATACAAATTTAACAGTTAATGATTTTGATATTAAAGATGTTTTAAAATATGAAACAAATAAGCAGACCAGTTTATAATAGAATAGTTTTTGACGCAAAAAACTTGACAATAAAACCAAAAGTGATAACAGTACACCCTAGAATTTATAAACTTCTTTGCAAAGAAATGAAGTATAAAGTAAGGGTAGTTTACGGAATGGTATTAACCAATTTTTATGATAAAGCTAAATCCTAAATACAAGCCCTTGTGTGCAAATAACACTCGTTATTTTGTTGTCACGGGCGGACGAAGGCAGTGGTAAATCTTTTGAAGTCGGTGCTTTTGTATCGGCTTTGTCTTTTGAATCAGGACATAAGATTTTATTTACTCGTCAAACAATGACCTCCGCACACCTTTCAATTATTCCAGAGTTCCAAGAAAAGATTGATCTATTAGAAGCGAATCATATCTTTGATATTAACAAAGCTGAAATTAAAAACAAGCGGTCAAACTCTGAAATAATATTTAAAGGAATTAAAACAAGTTCAGGCGATCAAACTGCAAATCTTAAATCATTACAAGGTGTTACAACTTGGATATTAGACGAGGCAGAGGAATTAATAAACGAGGATATATTTGACAAAATAAACCTTTCAATACGACAAAAAGGAATCCAGAACCGTATTATTTTAATCCTGAATCCTGCAACAAAAGAGCACTGGATTTATAAACGCTTCTTTGAATCGGAAGGAGTTGAAGCTGGCTTTAATGGTATCAAGGGAAACACTACTTACATTCATACTACATACCAGGATAACATCAATAACCTAGATGAATCTTTTATAAACGAAATAGAAAAGATTAAGATTACAAACCCTAAAAAATACGAGCATGTTATTTTAGGTGGTTGGCTAAACAAAGCAGAAGGAGTTGTATTTACCAACTGGAAGTTTGGAGCATTTAATCCTAACCAATTGCAAACATCATTCGGAATGGACTTTGGATTTAGTATTGACCCCGATGCACTAGCTGAGGTTGCTATTGATAAAGATAATAAAATAATTTACGTTAAGGAGCATATTTACGAACGAGGACTTAAAACTCATATACTCGCTGAATTATTAAAACTTAAAACAAATGGCAAGTTAATTATTGCAGATAGTGCAGAGCCTCGATTGATTGATGATTTAAAGCACGTCGGAGTAAATATCCAAGCTGTTAAAAAAGGTACAATTGAAAGTGGTATTGTGAGGATGCAAGACTATGAAATAATCGTAGAGGAAGATAGTAATAACATAGCAAAGGAATTTAATAACTACTGTTACTTAAACAAAGCATCAAAACTTTATATTGATAATTGGAATCACATAATTGATGCTATACGGTATAATGTAATATTTAATTTAGACAATCCAAATAAAGGCAAATATTTTATTTACTAAAAAATAAAACAAAATAACAATTAAATAGTTTAATGTATATGAAGTTAGAATTAACCATACCGACAACGCTAAACGAAATTAAACTTTTGCAATACCAGGCATTTTTAAAAGTCGCAAAGGATAATGAAGATGGCGAGTTTCTGCAGCAGAAAATGGTGCAGCTTTTTTGTGGTATCGATTTAAAAAATGTAGCACAAATTAGATACAGCGATGTAAATGAAATTACAAACTCTTTAGGGAATATGTTTACAAAAGAACATAGACATATCCCTACTTTTAAAATGGGTGGTATTGAATTTGGTTTTATTCCAAACTTAGATAAAATTAGTTTAGGTGAATATAGAGACCTTGATACCTACATAACAGATTGGGATAATATGCATAAAGCAATGGCTGTTCTATATCGACCGATTAAAGCAAAGATAAAAAATAAGTACGAAATTGAACCTTATAATGGAAGCATAACTTACAGCGATGTAATGAAACACGCACCACTTGATGTAGTGTTAGGAGCGCAGGTTTTTTTTTACAATTTAAGCAAAGAATTATTGAACTCTACCCTGAATTATTTGGAGAGCAATCAGGAGGTTCAGACTATTCTGCAGGAGCGCAATTTAACGCAAAGTGGGGTTGGTATAACTCATTCTATGCTCTCGCTCAGGGAGATGTTAGAAGATTTGAACAGGTTGCCAAACTTTTTTTACATGAATGCTTAATGATGCTATCTTTTGAAAAAGAAAAAAACGAATTAGAAATTAAAATGTTAAAGAAATGAGAGGATATTATCAAATAATTGATACAATAACTGAATTATTAAAGCAAGATGTATTTTGTAAGACGGTTACAAGCGGATCAATTTATAGTATTGCAGTTAATAAGCAGTCAATTTATCCAATATCACATATAGTTGTTAATGGATTTAAAGATATTGGCAATGCTTTTAGCTATAATATTAGTATAATTTCAATGGATTTGGTTACCGAAGATGATGCAAACGAACAAGATGTAATACATACTCAATCAATGGTAGGAGTTAGACTATGTGAGTTGTTAAAAAGGGGTGCAATAACAGATAAATTATATCAAATTTTAGAGAATCCAAGCTATGAATTTTTTAGAGATAGGTTTGAAAATAAGGTTGCTGGTTGCACAACTACTTTAGATGTAGTAATTCCAAATGATATGACAATATGTTAGCCGAAAATACATATAGTACACTA